TGGGGCAGACCAACTTCAATAAATTTCTGAAGATGAAGCAGGCTCTTGATGTGGGTGACCATGCTGAGGCCGGAAAGCAGATGCTGGATTCGAAATGGGCAAAGCAAGTCAAAGGCCGGAGCGCAGAATTATCTAAGCAAATGGAGACAGGCAAATGGCAACAATAATGGATGAATGGAAGGTGATGCCTCGGCTGGCCTTCCTAGCAATGATTATAATGGCCTTCAGGGTTGTCGAGTGGTATATGACCCTGCCAGCCGCTGAGGCCACTGTGGAGCGCTCTGGCTTCGTTTCTGTGGTGGTTGGTGCGCTGACTGGCGCTTTTGCTGTATGGATAGGGAAAGAGAAATGATACAGGCATTGATACCTGCCGTTAGCGGCATACTAGATAAATTTGTTGAGGACAAAGACACAAAGGCCAAGTTGGCGCATGACCTAGCCACTATGGCGGAGAGACACGCTCAGGAGCTTGCTAAAGGGCAGATAGCGGTAAATGCAGAAGAAGCAAAGTCAAAAAACATATTCATCGCAGGTTGGCGGCCTTTCGTTGGATGGACTTGTGGACTTGCTCTGTTTGTGCATTTTCTTGCTATTCCTATTTGTGATGTGGTAACGGCCTATCTTGGCTACCCAGCGCCTTCGTACCCTGCGTTTGATATGGACACGCTGATGACAGTTCTTCTGGGGATGCTTGGCTTAGGCGGCTTACGCACATACGAAAAGCAGAAGGGCTTAACCAAGTAATGCCGGAGTGGTTGCAATACTGGCTGGTGGCTATGGTTACGCTGAATACCACCGTTAATCTGATAGTGTTTTTCAGAGGCAGAAAGTTCAAGTCATAAGAAAACCCCCCATGCCGAAGCACAGGGGGCAGTCAGGGAGGAAAGGACTGACATCAGAAAGGAGTTAATGCTGGCAGTCCTCTCTCCTTTCTACAAAAGAAAGTGCCGCCGCGCAAGATGTAAATGGTATTGCCTGCACCAGCTTGCTACCCGTGAATATTTGCACCAACCAATCACCGCTTTTCGGGCGTTGCTTTATTTTGTGCCTATAAGTTGTTAGCCACATTTATGCCTCCATCTTGTTTAACTTCTCACTAATCAGCCATTCTAGCGACTTACCTTTATTCTTGCACATCAGAGCCCTGATGTAACTTGCAGACACCCCGAACGCATCCCCTAGCTCTGCTGATGTCCTGTATGTCTTTCCGAAGGCTGTATATTCTTTTTTGGGTTTTCTTGGCACTCTGTGTCTGTTGGACACTTCTGGCGAAAGTATATCTTCCCAGCTCCAACCTTTGTTCAATCGAGCCTTCAGTGTGCGGGGCTTCAAACCAGTTTTTTTACTGAAATAAAGACAGGCCTGTCGCTGACTGTCAAAAGAAATGCCGTTGATAGTTATTTTTTTCATGTTTGGATGGCAAAAAGGCTCTTTCGCTGGAGGCGGCTCTAGCCCTACAGCTTGCTCTGGACTGTACCCTTTGTCTAATCTTTGGCGCAAAGTACATAGAACAACTCCAAAGTGTCTTGCCCCATCAGACATACATCTGAATTTTATTCCGTCAATGGTAATTGGAACAAAGGTTTCTTGAACGTAATAGTCATCTGGCAAATCCGCCATACCCGCCGCTTCTTCTGTTGTCCAGCCCTTATCAAGCCTGTAGCGAAAACAACTCTCAGTTACCCCGTAAAACTGCGCCGCAGACTTTATAGTCTTAAATTTCTTGCCGTTTATTTCGACAGACACATGGCGAAAGTTGTTTTTTACTTTTGTGGCATAGTTGCCAAGCAGAAGATTATACCCATTCGGCGATAAACTGTTGAACCTCTGAATCCAATAATGCTCACGCTCAGACAGGCTGGCATAATCCTCGGCTTCATCAATAACTTCAAAGCGGAAATTCTCCTCTCCGAATGAGCGCATAGCGTCCTGTATAGAGCCTTCGCGTCCCTTACCTCTGCGGGCATCACTTAAATGCTTTTGCTTTCTTTCCTTAAAAGACTTTGCCGCTCCTATATAGCGCACACCATTAACGGAATTGGTGATGCAGTATATAATCATTTGACCTTCCTCCGTGTCTCATACTGCCTGCGCCACACTAGCTTGTCATAGGCTCTGAGCGCTTCCCTGCTGATGGGTTGCCCCGCATGGTCAGCATATTGGAACTGCTCGTTAAGCTGTTCTATGAGGGAGTCAATCTCCCCCACAGAAAAGCGGACATCAAATCGTTTCCAGCAGATAGGCTTCATATCAATCTCCCTTCTGGGCGGGGCTGTTAAGCCCCTGCCTTTCTGATTTCGTTGAATGTATCGAAGCTGATAGCAATGGCAATCATTGGCAAGAACCCTTTGCGTGGGTCTTTCATTGTATCGTACTCGTCAACCTCTAAAGCACCCTTCTGGATAAGGCTAGAAACAACGCCGCGATAAACTTTTGGGTCAAGGTTGTTTCTTGAAAAGATTGTGCCACACTCACCAGAGCCATCAGTTGTTAGCTCGTATGTGTCGATGTGCGGTGAATTATAATCATCCTCGGTGTCCCACTTTTCGCCGTGGTTGTCTGCAAGGATGTTTAGGATGTTCATTTCTAGGTCTGTATAAGTCATTTTTGTCTCCTCTGACTGTGGGGTTAGTCCCCCTATTTTATTACTGTACGCTAAGACAATAGGTATGTAAACCCCCTAAATGAAAATAATAGCTAATTTTTTATGGGAATATTCTGGACAGTATTAGAACCGCGACAATCATAAACACAGATATGCCAGCCACGATAGCCGCCCATGTAAAGATTTCCTCACGCCGCCTGCGCCTCTCAGCCTCTTCGGCTATGCGCTGTTTGCGGATTTGCCCTTCCAGCCGGACTAGCTCGTTCCAAGCCTGCGGGTTAATGGCAAGCATATAGAGCCGTAGCTCTTCACGCTGTTGCTTCACCTTCTTGAGCGCCGCCCAAGTCTCCAGAGCCTCTTCCTCGACAGACCCGCCAAACCTCCGGCTCTTAGCCTTGCCGTGAGCCTTCTCGATGTCGTGGCAAGCACCCATCCATCTGGATACGTCCTTTGCCATTGTCTCGATTTCTCTGCCTGCCGCAAAGCCCCTCTTGATAAGCCCAAAAGCGGTGCTGGCTAGGGCTATGGTGGCGGGGTCTATCATAGCGGCCTACTTTATCAGGAGATTGTCTAGCTTGTCCTCTATGCGATTGAGGTGTTGCATTACCTGCCCCATATCCTCACGCACATCATCCCGCCGCGCATAAGTCTCGCGGGTCTGATTGAGTAATATCTGGATTCGTTTGACCTCGCCATACAACTGCTTGAACGCCCACAATGCAGGGGCAACAACCAGTGTCAGGACGATGTTCCAGAACATCATTGCATCTCCGCCCATCTATAGCTCCGCAGGCCAATCATTAATCGGTGCGTTGCCTGTGGGATTGCCGTCTGCGTCTACTGGCGTGTCGTGCAATGCCAAGAAGGCGCTGTGAGAGTTGGTAGCATCAATGGATGCCTCAATCGTGTTAGAGGCTGTTCTGACAGCCGCACGGTAGGTTGTCACATCTGCTGGCACTGTGTAGTCAGAAACCTCTGCCGCCTTCACCACTTGCCAATCAGTCGGGGATAGTAAGTTGCCAGCACGTTCCTTTGTGATGTTCTTCCAGACGCTCTTCAGCCCCAGCGTTACTAGCTGGTTGCCATTAATGTCTAGGATGGGATTGTTATCGCTATCGACTTCATTAACATCGTTAATGTTCTTAGGCGTGTCAGCATCCCAGAAGAACCTATTATCGTATGGTGCTGGGTCAGCTTCCCATACCAGCCCTGCGGCAGTTTTCTGCTCGTCTGACCAGCTACCCCAATTAGCTGGGTGCTGTATGCCATCATTGTCTGTCCAACCCCTACCGAGGCGGATAGTTTTATGTCCGTATTTCCATGCCATCTCTATCTCCTATCGGGCGTTGGATTTTGAAAAAGGTGCTTCGGCAAATGCGAGGAATATATAGCTTCCGCTTGAAACATTATTGCCGCCGCCCGCAGTTTTTAATTTAAACCCATTAGATAAAAAATCTATAGGATTATCTGAGCCATCTCCACCAAAGCTTGTGTTTGGTAGAAGATAGTAAGGTGAATTGTATTCTGGCCTTTTGTTGTCATACATAATCCAATTTCCGGTGCTATCAGTGCGCTTCACGATAACAAACGCTGGCCTGAACCCACAGTGTACAAACGTGCCGTCTGCCGAGCCATTGCCCGTGTAACTGCCTATCTTGCTGTAGGATTCAACCGAATGGAACGCATAACAAACATAGGTTTCATTGTTTGCGTTAGAAAAGCCACCGTTGCCAAGAGTGATAACAGAAGATGTTGGAAGTGTACTGTTAAACAAACTTGTCGCT